CTAGTGTCTACCTCCGAGTGCATATGCACTTTAGATACTTCCCTTAACCAGCGACCCTAAAGTATGGTCGCCGGTAAGCCAGGCGTGAAGCCTGAATTGGAAATATCTGCCCAACCACGTCTCAATTTTATACGTGGTCTGCCGTACTTTCCTGATCTCCAAGGTAAACTTGGGTCAGGGTCTTCAGTGAAGTACTGAAGAAGTACAGCATTACCTTCTTGCGGGATGTGTGAGCTTCTAACACAAACTTGTGTTTGTCTGCTCTCCCATCTATGTAAGTCTTTGTTCCATCTCTTCCTCTTAGGAGGAGGAGGTGACGCAAAGGTTACAAAGCCGAAGGTGCCAGAGTTATGCGAAACCACAGGGATATCCCTGCGATTCACTGTCGTCTGAAGGTAGTGAGCGAGTCGCCAATAACCTTTTCTATAAAAGTTATTGGAACTCTCCACCACCGACAAGATGGTCTCTGGCTTTCTAGCAGTTGGAACTTGTAGGATATATGCTGGTGTCACATCGACTCCATCATATGCCTCCATGCCACACGACTCCCGGAATCTTCCATTCCGGTGTGTTTTAGCTTGGTTCACCTTAAAACTAAGGTGATGCAAATATCGTTCCAACATCTCTCCAGCGTCAGAGGGGACAATGATATCGTCCCCGAAAACGCTGACCTCCTTACTCAGGTCCTTCAATGTCTTTATTGATGGCACTAGTCCTCGAACTTGACAGATCGAGGCTAAGGCTATCGTTAAGAAACTGATAGACTGAATAGGGAAGGTGCATGCAGAACCCATCATTGAGAACTTTCGAATAGAAAGTTTCTCAGGATGGTAACCTGTGATCTCCTGCCGGAGATCTGGGGTTCTGGTCGCAATCAGCGCTGAAAGTAGTTTAGGATTACTCCTGAACATACGTTCAACGAACCTGCACGTAACTCTATCACTAGCAGCCGATAAATCGACTGTCCAGTGGCTAGATGTACGCGAGGCAGAGAGGGCCCATTGTTGATTCTTAGTTTGATCTCTAAAAGAGATCGAATTCCGAATCCACGACTGGCTCACTCCTGTTTCGAGATACTTCCAAATGATTTGTTGACACCATTGGTGTGCAACAGGTTCACATGCGATAAGTCTAGGACCCTTTTGGGTCTTAGGCACGCATATGAGTTTGGAAGCAGGTGGGACTGTCTTTAGTCCCCCGGAGTCAACCCAAGAGCTGTAATTCGCAAAAGCGAATACAGATTGAGGAAAGACTCCTTCGAGCGACTCTGACCAGCTTTCAAACGAGTATTTATACTCGGTTGAGGCTAAGTCAGACACGGCACCAGGTCCATGCTTAGGACTATACGCTAGAGGATCGAAATCCCCTAGTGTACTAGAAACAATGTCAGCACATTGCTGCATTGTTTCTAACGCTCTTTGGGCGGAAGTTCGGACTCTTCTGAGTCTGTCTTTTCTGCTTTCACCTTCGCATCTATGTCCACCGACCAGGTGGAACATGCGGTCAGGGTCATACTTACTAAAAGTAAGATCACCACGACGTAAAGCGATGGTAGCACCCGAGGTTCGATCCCACGATAGGGATGGAACAGGGAGCTGAGCGTCGACCTTATAGAAGTCATCGAGAGTTTCATAAACCCTCCTTTCTTCACAATCAAGTTTTACTTTCTTCCCGATAGCATAAAGCTGCCGGAGGAATGTAATCGCTTGAATACAAGGTCCAGTTCTAAGTTCTCCACACGGCTTGAACACACGTAGCAACATCCCCGATAATAGTATCGGGATTGTTGCCGAGGCCCCGCTTCCTCTCGAAAGAGGTAAGTTGGACTTCGTGTACGTTCCTTCAGATAAACATTTGTCAAAATGTTTTCCAAGGGCGGGCAAATCCAACGTAAACGTTGGAAGACCCCTAGTTCTAGCCAAAGAGGCAAATCGAGATTGATCTCTCTTTAGCTCCTTGTGGATACACGGAAGAGCATCCATTGCATCATCTAAGATGCAGTGAATGGCTTTATGCAAACAAGTTATATAGCTTTTCAGCATTAGTACCTCCTTTGAGTTACGAAATGCATCTATAGCTTGGGCTTAACAATAGGCTGGCTTAAGACTGCCAGCCAATCAATGCAGTTGCGTTTGCACTTGCCATGAAGAGCGAAAGCCCTTCTTGTAAGTCAACCACATCTGCGACGGGTTCAGCCTTGCCGGCTAGGATAACATTAGATACAGTGTAAACTGAATCTACGCTATCAGAGTCGACGGCAAAGATGGTCTGCTTAACCTCCACGTAGTGGCGGTCGCGCGCACCATTCTTTGAGTGCTGGATTTTCACAGCGAATTCTTGCAAGGTTTCCCTTAGCAAGTATTCGGATGTGTATCCGTCCTGATTGATTTTGTTAAGTACTTTGTCGGTTCCACCGGAACCGCCGAGAGTGATAGTTATACTATCTCCAAGCATTGTTTGCTTTCCTTTCTAGGTTACCTATCGACCATAAAGGATCGATAGAGACCCTAGAATCGACAGTTTCCGCGCCCCTAAAAAGGGAACGGAAGCAGCTAAACCAGGGTATTGAAGTATTCTATACTTATCTACCGTGGAGTGACCTAATGGAGTATCCCATGCATCGACCCCGGAAGGGATCTGTACAATGGAATGTTCCTTTTGCGTATGGTAGTGTTTCATAACACATACCGGTTGAATAGCATAAGCGACACTGTTGTTGTAGGCCTGTAAGACCTCACCAACATTAGCCGCCCAGTCTATCAACCATGACCAAGGAAGACCTTCCCAAATATTTGAGATTGTCGAACTTGGATGAAGTCCAAGCATCAGCTCACGGAGCCGATGTAATTGATCCGCGTAATTCAAGTGTGAAAAACCCGGAACAGGCTTCCATTCAATGGAAGCCCAGACTTTTAACGTTGTCCGAGTGACGGCTGTCGCCTTCACCCAGCAACTGTACGTAGAATTAATCGTAGCTTTGCTATGACTTTCTTCTACCTCTTCGTTGTGCAACGTTCGTTTACGCTTTAGACCACCTTTACTGACCAAACGATCGATTTCATTGACCCTATTCTCATAGGCTTCAAAGAATTCGATTAGTTTAAGTACGTCCGATATCAAAGGCTTCAGACCAAATTCCCACGTTAAGTAGGAACTGGCGAAGTAGGATGAAACATAGCCTGCCTGTTCGGCAGCCTTAATTTCGTCCCTAGGAGGCGGCGGAGGCTTAACTTTGGGGACCCCAGCAGGGGCACCCTTAGCTATAGCTTTCGCATACATCTTACCTAGATTTCGGATAAGGACAGGTGCACCAAGAAGTTCTGCAACCGCAACAGGTAGCGACACATGAGGGCGACTCGGATTAGTCCGAGCAGCAATCATGGCCGCAGCCTCTGTGGAGTGTAGACCTTCATTGGGCAAATGGGAAAGTTTGGATAGCAGAGTAGCGAGATTCTCGTACTCATACCCTCCATTCGTTCCGTAGAACAAGAAAGGACGCTTGCAATACTTATGTATATGCAGAGCGTTTTTATTGCCATAGTTTTCTATCACGTCATCGGTCTTCTCGTATTCCAAGAAGTGGGATACGTTAGACACAGTCGACCCGTTATAGGTAACAAACCTAGTAACGAGATGATTGTAACGATTACGTGATCGTGCTACGGCCATTGTTCATTCCTTAGTAAAGTTAGCGATTTGGAGCTTCGCTATTGAAGACGAGATTGAGATC